GCCGTTACTGAACTTGATACTGATACGTGCGCCAATGTAATAGCGGAATAAGGGGCAGTACACTTCCTTAATCTGTTCACTGGCAAAAGTTGAACACGTGCCATAGTTTGTGTGTTCAAAAACTTCGCCTAATATGTTTTCACCATCTCTGATAGTTCCCATTCTCTAGCCCCTTAATCTGTGTTTTTAGTATATTCAAGGATAATCATTGCGTTTCTTGAGTTATTAAGATTAGAGCAAGCATATACAATTTTTGTGAAATTATTGATAAAACAAACTCTGAAACGTCCGCCAGTTTCCCACGGTAACAATGGCTGAGCGGTAACGTTTCCTGATGAATCTGCACCGTATGAATATGAACCGTTAGCAATGTATCCGACTTTAATGTTCATGTCTGCGATAGACTGCTGATATTCGACATTTACTCCAGAACATGACAATTCTATAGCCTTTCTGTATAACGGTTTGCCCATGTACGTACCTATTCTCACTTCATCAGTACTGTACGTATTTGCGTTTTCCAGTTCCGAGATACGTGCCTGCAGTGCGATATTTTCGCCAGTGAGTACGTTTACAATATCAAGAGTAGACTGTTCCCAGTCGGTGATGTTGTAATACACTCCGTCAGTCAGTTTTGTACTGGGGAGTGCTTGATACTCGTCCCATGTTAGGTTGACTGATTGTATCTGTACGGTCGTGATAATAGGTTCACCGTTTCTGTATACCATTCCTTACCCCCTTACTCCACACGTATCCATTTAATTACGGTATAGTTGCGTGGTGTTACGTGTCCACCATCTTTGTACACACTCTCATCAGCGGATAGGTAGGTGCCGTCTGCGTTGGTCTGTCCGTCACTGGCAGAAAAAATTATGTTGTAGTGGCCGTTTGTATTACCAGTCGACCAGTTATTTACAAATGTTCCTTTTGTAAATGCTCCGTTTATTTCTCCAGTATCTTGTATAGCACCGAAAGAACCTTTAACGTTCGGCAGTTCTTCGTCCTGTACGCCAGTACCAAACGGTAAAGCATTGCCACCGTCTGCACGGAAAAATGCTCCGCCATAGTCAAGTTTCTTCCATACGCTGTGAACATAGCCGTTATTGAATAAGGCGTTAGGGTCTAACGGTGTGCGCTCGATACCATCTTCATCAAGAGTAGGCGGGAGTTGTTCGTATACAAAGCCAACTGGCTTGTCCACGTCAAAATACAGCTGAAACAGTGGCGGGCTATCGTCTGTGATGTTGTAGTAGACACCATCAGTGAGTACGGTATCTCCTTTTGCGGTGTACTGTGCACGTGTAACGTTGACTGACTCAAGCGGGTTCATGCGGTCAACGACATTTTGGAGTGTTTCTTTTTTGTATGCCTTTTTAGGGTCGGTTTCCGACACATCCTGTACAACGATTACATCGTTAGGTGACAGGTCGGTGAGAGCTTGTAAATCTTTGAATTGCTTGATGTTGCTTGTCTTTACTTCTGCCCTTTTCTGCTCCTCTGTTATAAATCCTGTACTGGAATCTCGCTAATCATTGCCATAGCAAACGGTGAATTATATTTCACGCTGATGTTAAACCAAAACTGTTCGGGGAGATAGTATTTTGTATCATCGCCATACATAATATAACAGCTTACATACAGCGTATCACCCTTATTTATACTAACATTTTTATTGGTATAAGTCATCGATGGTCTAGTAGATGTATATGTATCATCATATAACATTTCTTGTTTTCCGTATACATTATAATTCTTGTATATTTTTACGTACATTGTACCTGTCTTATAGTCTACATTTGCTGGTGTAAGTCCATTAGCACTGAAATCAACTTTAACAATACAATCATCAAACGATGGTATGATTTTATATGCGTAATATCCAGCAGTTTTTATAGATATTCTGTCATCGTGTCTATATATACTGTTTGTCCCCGATTCAAGACCTGTTATATATAGGTCATTAGCCTTGATAGAGCCTCTAATGTCTGCATCGTTGAATGTAACATGACCGTATGAGTCAATTTCAAAGCCGTTATCGTAATTTGGATTGTAGCCTTGACTGTGCATCTTTCCACCAGTCAAAAGAGTTATTTCTCGAGCAAATAGTTTTTCAATCAAAGCTGATACCAATCTCTCACCTAGTGATGTTTCAGTTACTCCGATTCCCGATGTTTCAACAGAATCTACGAGAGCTGTACTTTGATGATTTATGTTGTTGTCAACATTCCATGTTACACCATCATACTGGTATACAATACCTTTTTCATACTTAGTAGTTGATGTTCCACCATACAGGAAATAATCACCAGTTTTAGCTCTTGCAATAGTAGTAGTATCATCGTATGTCGTTAAATCTGCGTTAGTAACAACACCTAAATACTGGTTATCTGCTGTCAACAGATTGCGTCTAAATGTCTCAGTATCAAGGTCGAGAACATCGATGGTAGCAGTAGCAAACTCTGCATCGGTATTCCCGATTACCATTTCGGTAGTAGGCTCACCGAGAATTATTACCTCATCACCAACAACGATACCGAATACATCTTGATAGTCACCATCGATACAAGCCTGTACCTCGATTGTGTCCTCGTTGTTAAATGATGACTTGTTTGTAAAATAGATTGTATCGCCATCAATGCGTGTATCAACATTATCAGCGGTAGCCTTTGTTACTTCTGCATCATAAGAAACACCGTAACGAGCACCACTGAACACTGACGTCACATAGACGCTGTTTGAGTCGAGCGAGTTACTCAAGAGCTGATAAGCATTAGTAACATTAAGGGTCAGCCTGTCGCTTGATGTGATGATGTTTCTGCTCTCTTTATCAAAGATAACTGAGCCTGTCTTATCACGCATAACAAACAGGATTGTATGTGTATCTGCTGGTATCGTAATTGTAGCATTTAGCTCAGCACTTGATGACCTGTAAAATGGCGTTGTCGAACCGTTTACATATACCTCGAAAATGCTGTTATAGTCAGATTCAACCTCACCGTTATACAGTACACCAGTAAGCTTTACTGTACTGGGTGTAAACTGTGTATAATTCGAGCTAGCAACGATATACGGAGCTGAGATTTTCATAATCGGTACACGGTCTGTCATCTGCTCTGAGATGTCAAAGTACGTGATATAAGCCTTTAGGATGTCATAGGCGATATAAAATGCGTTGTAATAATCAACGAATGTCGCAGTATCAACCTCTGTCTCTGAATCCATATCATCAAAAATACCGATAGTTGTGTTGAGATAAGTATTGAGAGAATTATATGCTGATACATAATCGGTGTACTCATCGCGTTCTGTTGCACCAATCTGCTCGATTCTTTCATCAATTACAGATTTCTCGCCTACTACGATTTTCCATTCTTTATCAAGTGTTACTTTTTCAGATGGCGATACAACGCCATCGCGTGCAATGGCACTCCAATAGTCTGACTGTTTCTGTGATACCTCGTTCAGACCATTTTCAAGCTCCTCGATTGTTGCATATCTCTGAGTGATAGGCACATTCCCAAAATCTGTCGGCTGAGTAATGTAGGTTACATGAGCTGGTACTGTCGATGGTTCATCGTATACATCATTATTATACGGTACGAGAGTAATATCAAAAGTACCATTCCCGTTGTCCTTTTTCCCGAAAACGAGTACATCAGTAGAGATACGGTCATAGATACCGAATGAGAGAATGTCGCCAACACTAGGGAGCATTTCTGCATTTACTGAGATAGGAGATGACAGCTCAAAGTGTGTATAGATACCAGTAGTATCTGCCTTTACCTCATAGGTCTGTACTTTAGGAGCGTGAACACCGTCAGCCTGTTCTATCTTTACGCCATAGCGTTTTGAGGTATCGTCAACAGGAAACTTGCCATCGGTAGTAAATCCTGTTATGTATCCGTATTCATAATCGATAGAAGTAATTTCTGCACCGTCACCGATACCGACCATGATAGTATCATCCTGTAAGGTAGCGAGGCATCCCATTTCCAACAGATTGCCATCGATTCCGAGAGTTCTGTGCCATACCTCGTTTCTGCATACCTTGCGAGCCATTACACCCTTGATATACCTATACACATCATCGGGATTAGTGATATAAGCTACCGAAACTTTTGAAACTCGAGGCTCTTTGTTAGGGTTCGCCTGTTTCCATTCTGCCTCTGTCGCATAATCAAAGTACACATCCCGCTCATCAGTTTTGTAGCCAATAAGCTCGTTTATGAAAGACACACGATAGGCATCGGGCAACTCAACGAATGATTTGGTATTCGATGCTGACATTATGCTCTGATTGTTGATGACCATTACAGGAGTAGTACGCTCATTGTCAATGCAGATTCCCCACTTTCTGCCGTTCAGAGTCTTGTATGCTCTACCGATTGATGTAACCTTTGAAATCAGTTCATCAGTGCGAATCTGACCAGTGATGATACCGTTACAGTGATACTTAGGCTTTGTGCTAGTTTCCTTATCACACCATATATAGAAATCTCTGAAAGATTCCATATCGAGCTCAGAATCAGCGTACGCATAATCACCGCGTAAATCTTCATTAGTGAGAATATCGAGCGCGATGGATGCTGGATTGTCCGTAAATGATTTTGTGGTAGTCCATTCTCCATAAGTGCCATCTGTGTTTTTTTCAACAGTTCGGTATTTACCCTGTACGATACAGTTAAGCTCATCGATTGTATCTGACATTGCATCGGATGCCACAACCTCAAAAGCGAGGCGTGTTGTTTTATCCCTGTGTGAATCAAGAATAGGCTTTCTTGATGAGAGAGAAACTGAGTTGTCACCGCTAGGGTCATAGCACCACGTGCGTACACCACTGAGATATACTGTATCGAAAACCTGTTTTACAGTACCGCTTGTCTGCGTTTCTGCTGATACACGCTTTACCTTGAACTCAATCACGTTATTTGTAACAGCGAGAGCCTCATCCTTTGTGAGAGTAAGATGGGCTACAAATCTCATGGTTTTTGACTTCTTACCAGTAACGCGCTGGATTCCGTTACCTTGGTTTTCTACCGTGATTGTACGCTGTTCCTGTGTTGCACCGATAGGAGCGAATGACTTGAATGTCTGACCGCCATCGGTTGAATACTGTACCTGTAAATCAACAGATAACTGCTTGAAATTTGAATCAGAGTCATAATATCCGAGCCCCTTGAATGTGAACTCGAGCTCTACCTCTTTAGGATATGGAGCAGAAAAAGCGTATGCGGTAAGTCCATTCGTACCGTCAATGTTTGTTAATTCTGTGTTTCTCTGTTCCTCGTAAATCATATAAGGATACAGTGACAGTTCATGTCCGCTCTGAGCAATCTCGAGCTTTGCATCGGGGAAAAATGCGGTATTGTACCCGCCAGTGATAACACTGTTTACCGTGTTTCCCGAGTTGCTGTTCAAGTCAATCTGACCGAGCTTGAAATCCTTTGCGTCAACATCGCCAACACCTAACAAATACATACCATGGTATGTCTGAGTCTCTCCATCAACACCGCTCAACAGTCTGTATGATGAGATGAAACGAGGTGAGTATCTGTGTTTACCCATTACATACGGGTATACAGTTCCATTTGCGCTAGAGTTTTTTGCACCAGCGATGGTAGGGATGTCTGTAAGCTGTGCTGTAGCTGTCGGAGTCTTTACCGTTGCCGTCACAGGCGGTGATGGTTCATCAGTATCATCGTAACGGTTGGTAGTCCATGCTGTGTATATCTTATCCTTACCCTGTTCTATCAAATCACTATCGCCAGTAATTACACCAGTAAGAATCTCGAGACTACCATCGAGCGTATCCTGTAAGTCATCTACGAAATCACGCACAACGTTGACTGTATCAACGATGCCATCCCAAATCTCACCCCATGACCACCAACCAGCGTACTGTCTGATAGTACATACTTCACCGTCTTGAATGATATAGTTTTCATCTTTCTGATGACCGTCAACAAAAATGAGGCAGTTTGGATAATCGAGGTTTGTTACAATGTCTTTAATGCGCTTGTTTTCGGTAACTTCATAGTTTTTATGTGAGGATGATACCGAGCTTTCATATACGACAATCAGAGCTGACCTTGTAATACTCCTTTATATGGCTTTGATATTTCCAAACAGGCTCACATACAACGCCTCTCTCGGTGTGTGCATGAATCATCATACCGTTACCGATATACACCGCCATGTGTTCCATGTTTTTGTATCTCATAAGAATGATTGAAAGATTCTCGAGCCTTGAAACCTGTACTAGATTTAGACCATGCTCAATATCTCCCCTGTCATGTAGCATTATACCATTTCTACCCAAAATCTCAATCGCGAGACCCAAACAATCATATCCGTTTTTGTCTCTGCCTTGAGTCTTGTATGGTATACCTATCAAGTCCTTGTACGTCATGTTGATAAAGCTGGGATATTGCGTGTTGATGCGACATCGACAGGAATCTTGATATACATCTTATCATCGAGAATCATGTCAAATGTAACCTGTTTATCATTCCACTTTGCATTAGTAATAGTAAACTGGATATTGTCGATAGGCTCGATAGAATCAGAATCAATCACAGCAATAAAGTCAACCTTTACCCGTTTGTCGATTGTCCTAACCCACTCAATCATCGTTTGGTCTATTGCAGAAAAAGTGAGTGTACCATCAGATACAGTGCTATCTGTTCGAGATGGCGGTACAACGCTGAAAACAGCACTTGAATACACGTTACCATCATAGGTAATGTCATATGATGAGTTGGCGTATCTGAGCGTTTTAGATGGCAGATATAAGGCTATAAGGTACGGAAAAGACGCCTGTACCTGTGACCTCATCATTTTTTTCTTTGCGCTGTTTGTCATTCCACTTGCTCCCATGTCATGTTGCAGTCAACGTAATTATACTTGGTATTTGTGTACGATGGCGCATTTACGAATCTGTAAATCTTGTTACTTGTACGACCGACAGAATCAACCATCGGAAAGTAGAACGAGAAAAAACCTCTCAACAGCGTATCATTGTACCAGTTAGTGAAAAGCGTATACTCTGACGGTGTGAACCTCATTGAAATAGTGAACTTTCTGCATCCCATGTAATGATTGAACCGCCTACGCGATTTACCGCTACGTGTATCCTCATCAATGAAACCAGTCACCTCTGACCAATTAGTGCCGTCTTTCAACACCTTTGTATTAACACCGTTAGCCCAATTCTTTACAACTTCTGCCCTTACCAGCTCCTACCAGCCAATCTATTGCTCTGTACACGCATTGCGGTATCCCATCCGTTTGCACCTTTTGCAACATCTGACGCAATCTTTCTCGAGATGGTAACTAGCATACGTGTAACACCGTCACCGTCAATCACCTGTTCGACATCTGCTGATACATCGTTTGATACAGTATTGTTAATCTGTACGTTTACGGTAGCACCACCGAGAGTCTGAGGATTCTTTGTAGCGATGATATAATCATCGGGATGAGTTGAGAAATTGCCATTAGGAGTCAGAATCATGTCATTTACTCCCATGAGCCTATCTGTTGCACTGCTACCGACAAGCTCCTGTTTTTTCTCAAGATAGTAGTTTTCCTGTTCACGCATAGCCTCGAGCAGTTTCTCATACTGAGCTGTCAAGTCCTTTGCATCTTTATTGAAATTGGCTACCACATCATCCATTTTCTCGAGATTATCAATCAGAGGAATACTTACGAATGGGATGTGATTCAAAGCTCCGATAACACCGTTGATGATATTGATGAACGCATTACCGACAGGAACAATTACCTCATCATTAAACCACTTGAACGCCTCACCAAGCAACCGTACAGGCTCAAGCACGATATTAAGTACACCGCTGAATATTCTGAGACTTGTTGCAATGATTGTAATCCATGGTGCTAGGCTTGTTGCAATCAGTTCACCGATTGTACCGAGAACATCAATGATAGGTTCGAGAGCATCACTGATAATAGGCTCGAGAATGTTCATTGCACTGTCGAGAATAGTACCGATAGGGTCGAGAACTTTCTTAACACTTTCAAGAGACAGTACAGAGCTTGCGAGCTGTACCAAGAAATCACCCATACCGCCATTGACGGCATCGAGAGTACCACTCAATCCACCGCCACCGCTTGTATAATCAGATGCTATTGTACCTAATCCAGATTCCATGATTGTATTCATAGAACCGCTAAGCCCAGTATATGTCCTGTCCATGTAGCTACCGCTACTGAATACGCTGTATCCGTTTTCTTTTGCGAGGCTGTTTGCGGTTTCCATCTCTTTAGTGAGCTCATCAAGAACAGCCTCTACCTCTGAGATTTTATCCTCAAGCTGATTAGCTCTATTCAGCCCCTCTTTTCCACGGTTGCTTTCACGGTCGTTAAAATCCCATCCGTCATAGAATCCATCGAGAATAGCATTTGCTTTAATTACCTTGAGGTTTTCAAGCATTGATGAAAGATAATCGACACGCTCCTCAATGCTCTGTTTAGGTAGCAGAGAATCTACCAATCCCTCATTACCAGTCTTTGCAAGGAGCTTGTTTCTAAGCATATCGGGGTCTGATACTGACATATAGGCATTGAGCATGGCATCTGCACTAGCCTCACCGAGATACTGCCCTGTAATTTTGTAGAACTGCTCATTTGTGAGACCTAAAATCTCCATCCACTGTGTGCGCCATTCTTGACCAGCGGTGACTGCGTACAGTCTCATCTTGTGGATTGCATCGTCTAGGTCAGCTTTTGCCTTTGTCTTGAGTTCTTCTGCCTGTGAGATTTCCTCATCTGTGAGCTTGACCATATCTCCACGGTCATTTGAATAGATGACAGGATTTGCAACGATTCCGCTGTAATAGTCGTAGTTAGCCTGTAACTGAGCGATTTTACCTCGCTCTGTACCAGCGTATGCAGATGAGATTGTTTCTTTAATCTTGTTATATGCCTCAGATGCTTTCTCAATCTCTTTTGTTATCTGTTCCTGTAAGATGAGCTCGCGGTTTGATTCCTCGACAGCATCTTTGCGAGCTTCAATTTCTTTCATAAGTTCCTGTCGTTTCTCGATTAGAACATTGAGAGATTCCATATTGTACTTGTTGAAAGTCTCGTTAGCCTCATCAAGTGAGTTTCCCTGTTCAAGCAGTCTCTTGAACATTTCATCGTATAAACCGATTTCTTCCTCAACGATTTTCAACTGTCTTTCGAGCAGAGCAATTTCTTCAACCTCTGTAGCGTTGCCGTTCTTGCCATGTCTTACTGCGTTTTTCATTGCAATCTTATCTGACAGGTCGATGAACTCTCTGAGCTCTTGGTTCTGTTCTGCCAGTGCAACGGTCTGATTTTCTGCATCCTGTTTAGCGTTTTTCATAGCTGTTGACCATGCGGTATAACCACCGATAGCAAGGCTGATTACAGTAGAGATGATTCCGATGATAGGTATAGCAGAGCTCATAGCGGTAAGAATACCGCCTGTGATTGTTGCCTGTGTTGCAAGAGCTTTCAGTGCCATTACACCAGCTCGAGCACCAGCGACAAGAGAACCAGCTAGAGCGATACCGAGAGCGGTTACTGCTGACATAATTACACCAGTAACAATCGGATTATCGGTAGCAAGTGCGAGAACCTTTGACGCGATACCGTACAGAGCTTTTAGAGCTGGTTGAAACTGGTCACCGATAGATGCTGAAAGTGCTTGAAAGTTATCCCGTACAGCGTTCAATGATGCATTGGCAGTAGATGCGCCCTTTTCGATACCACCAAAGAACTTTCCGCCCTCGCTGGTCATCATTTCAAACATCTTTTTAACATCTTCTGCGGTTGCCTGCCCCTGTATCTGCATCTCTTTCATGTACTGATAAACAGGGAGCCCCATCTGCGCAAACTGTTTCATGTCGATTGATGAGGCTTTACCTACTGATACAATCTGAGCATAGTTGAGGGCCATACGCTGGAGTTTATCATTGTCACCCATGGCAACGGTTGCAAACTTTGTGAGCATATTCATGGCCTCTTTTGATTCGAGACCTACCGCGTGCAACTGTGTAGCAACTGCCGTCAGACCATCAGCACTGAATGGAGTTTTTGATGCCATATCGCGGATGGCGTTAAACTCTTTCTGAGCCTTTGTCGCATCCCCGAGAACTACCGACAGATTGACTAACAGCCCCTCATACTGGGCAGATGTTGCGATTGTTTTTTTGAGAAAACCTGTAAATCCAGAAAGAGCACCACTGAGGGCTTTGAAAGATGCAAAGGCCATAGCAAGGTTTGACCCGATGCCATGGATAACATCAGAAAGATTATTGAATCCTTTTTCTGCCTTTGTTGCCTCTGCCTGTGCTTTTTTAGTTGCATCAGAGAACTTTTCCAGATTGCCTGTTGCGTGGATTACGCCAGATGAATCAACCTCAAGTACAAGTTTAGCTAATGAGTCAGCCCTTTGCTCCCTCTTTCAGTTCATCAATTTTCGTGTTCGCCCATGATTCCATGCGCTTTATTAGTTCTATCTCGTACAGCGTGAATTGCATTTTTTTTACCCTGCAATATGAATCTATATCGAGATAGGTGATTTTTTCTTTACTTGCATTATACAAGTCGATAAAGGCGGTGTAAATAAAAATAAAGCAGATAGGCGGGTCTAGGTCTCTATACTCTTGTTGCATCGTATAAAAATCATGCTCCCCCATCTGCTTAATCAAGTCAGCCCTATCTTGAGCATTGGAGCGGTACACAC